TGAATTCACGCAATTCAACCGCTACCTTGATGCAATCATTGATCCGCGAGAAGCAGACAATGACACGATGGAAGCCAAGGTAAAAGAAGCAATCATCCAAGCCTACTCAAACGGGTATCATGATGGGCAGCAAGCAATGGCTGACAGACTTCCAAAGCCATCGCCAAACGGAGGGGAAGCAGGAGGCCTCGAGTATTATGAGTCGCTGTAACTGGACGATGGAAGAAACCGAGTTGCTGATTGAATACTATCCGCATCGGTCGACAAAAGAGGTGGCATTCATCACTGGGAAATCAATCGCCCAGTGTTACGCCAAAGCATTCGCACTTCAGCTTCATAAGACTCCCGAGTACCTCGCAACAGAAGCAAGTGGCAGACTGCAAAAGACAAGAGAAGAGTCGCAGTTCACCAAAGGCCACACACCTTGGAACAAAGGCATGAAGGGCATTGCATTCGGAGGCCATGAGACAAGATTCAAGAAGGGCACTGTGCCGCCAAATCACCGAGAGGTTGGCTCAGAGCGCATCGATGAAGATGGATACACCTACATCAAGATTGCAGAGCATACACGATGGGTGCTTAAACATCGGCACATCTACGAGCAGCATCACGGAAAGCTTGAGCCCCACATGATAGTGACATTTCGAGATAAGAACATCTCAAACTTTGAGATAGAAAATCTGGAAGCAATCACTAAAGTGGAAAACATGCAACGCAACACCATCACCAAATACCCCAAACCAATTCGAGACACAATCAAAACACTGAACAAGTTATGGCAAGAAATAAAATTGAAGATCTAAGGGATCACCTATTCGAAATAATCGAGATGCTCAAAGAAAACGACATGGAGCTCGACAAAGCAAAAGCAATCGCAGACATCGCCCAGGTGATTGTTAACTCCGCAAAAGTTGAGGTTGACTTCATCAAGGTAGTTCATGGTAACGGCAGTGGATTTATTCCATTGGATAAAAGAGCACTGGAGTCATGATAAAAATCAAAGTATACGACCTTGAAGAAGATAAAATATATTTTGAAGGGTCAATGCCATCGTTACCAAAAAAAGGAGAATGTATTGGATTTTGGTATGAAAATGAATGGACAATTAGACCAGTTGCTCAATTAGTATATGAATTTGATGAAGATAATAACTTCCTTCTTGTCGAAATAACTATTGAACTATGAGCCGCGACATCTACAACAGCATCGAAGCCATCAACGCATCAAGCATCAAGAGGCATTTCACTGGCAGCATACAATACGCTGCCGGTGCTCTCGAGCGCGGCGCGGAGTTTCATCGCAACCTACTTGAGACCGATCCCAAAGACATGCCTCCAAATGCTCGAGTAATCTACGATGCCATCATGAAGCACCCAATGCTCCGCTTGGTATTCGAGAAGTCAGCAAAGGAAATCACCTTTATCAAGGAGATTGAGATTGATGGGCGCAAGGTAGCAGCAAAAGGCATCCTTGACTTGCACTGCCCAATGTACTCGATTAATGCAGACATCAAGACGACTTCCTGCACAACGCTCCGCAGTTTCGCATCCGACATGACTAAGCACTACAACCACATCCAAGCCGTTTGGTACTCATACCTAACTGGATACTCGCCGACAAACTTCTACTACATAGGAGTGCCCAATAAGTTCAAGGGTGAACTTTTTATTCACCGACATACAGCTGACGAAATTGACACAGCAGAAAACCTCATCCGAGAGTACCTGGTCCACCGAGGGCTTTGAAAATTATTCCTTTACCAATGTGATGTATTACTTCCTGCATCGCGACTTCATATATATAGAGACAAACTTCAAGCATCTTAAGATGATGTACAATCACTTTGATGATGCAACAGTATTCATCAGCCTTGCTGAAGATACCAAGTATGTCGAGATTGTATGGAGCACACCTGGAAGAGTAAAAACCAAATACAAACCTCATAATATTTATGACATCTACTTCATTGAAAAAAATCCTTTATCTCTGTCGGGACAGAGCGGAACAGATGAGCAAGTCTGATCAGCAATATGCTCACGCAATGGCACTGGTCTATGAAAACATCGCGCACCTATGCGAGATTGAAATGCCAAACGAAAAGCAAATGATCATCGATATCTGCAACGAATGCGCCAAGGATATGATGCAAGGCAACATCGCCCTCGGAAAGCCCGTGGGTGAGCAACTTTATAAAAAGAAATACCAATGAAAAAGCAGACAGCAGTTGAGTGGTTGGCACTTAAATTTTCAGAATCTTCAGAAGATGAATTAGCAGAAAACATAAATATTTGGTTTGGACAAGCCATCGAAATGGAGAAGGAGCAGATAATTGAAGCAAATGAAGATTGCTCAACAAATGAATTAGGTGAATTTCTTACTGGAGAACAATACTACACCTCAACCTACGGCTCATGATCCTGCGACCCTACCAAGAGCGATTCATCAACAACATATCTGCGAAGCTGCGCATCCATCGCAAGGTGGTTGCTCAGCTCGCAACAGGCGGAGGCAAGACAGTGTGCTTCGCTGCGATATGTGACCGCTTCTGCGCTCGAAGTGAGCAGGACATACTTATACTCGTTCACCGCGAAGAACTGCTCACACAAGCGAGCAAAGCCATCAATCTGCCAGTGCAGAAAGTGGTGGCCGGAATGAAGTCCATCCCACATGCTCGGGTCTATGTCGCAATGGTCGAGTCGGCACATAAGCGGCTGCACCTCTTCGACAACATCGGCATGGTAATAGTTGACGAGTGCCACATCGGGAACTTCACCAAGGTGATTGAGCACTTCAAGGAGCAGTACATAATCGGCTTTACTGCCACACCACTTGCCGCTAAGAAGACCAACCCACTGCGAAATTACTTCGATGACATCGTGTGCGGCATCGACATACCAGAACTAATCGAACAAGGATTCCTGTGCCCTGAGCAGACCTACTCCGCATCATCCATTGTGGAACGTGCAAAGCTTAAGATGAAAGCAGGCGACTTCGACCAAGCGCAGATGGGCGCAATGTACAAAGAGCCCAAGTACATCGACACAACAATAAACGCCTACCGTAAGAACTCACTTGGCCGGAAGACAATTATCTTTAATTGCAATGTCGAGCACTCGATGGCAGTAAATGCCGCTTTCGTTGCCGAAGGCTTCAACTCGCGCCATCTCGATGCGACCTCAACAGATCGCGCTGAGATTCTCGAGTGGTTCGCAAACACTCCAGATGCAATCCTCAACAACATCGGCATTGCAACAACAGGCTTTGACCAACCCGACATCGAGACTGTCATCGTTAACAAAGCAACAGCATCGATGCCCTTATGGCTTCAGATGTGCGGCAGAGGAGCAAGGCCTCATCCAATCAAGCTCGCGTTCACTATCATCGACCTTGGTGGCAATTGCCTCACGCACGGCTCATGGGCATCGCCCCGAAATTGGCAGGATATCTTTCACAATCCAAAGAAGCCAGGCGCAGGAGTTGCCCCAGTAAAAGAATGCCCCAAGTGTGCAGCCTTATTGCACACATCGAAGATGAAGTGCGATGCGCAACACCTCGGCATGCTCTTCCCTTGCGGATACGAGTTCCCAAAGAAGGTTGTGCTCGACCAAGGCATCGAGGACTTTATCCTCATGACCGATTCGGTCGACATCAAAAAGCTCATCAAAATGAACGAGCACCACAAGGAATACCGCTCGCTCTTCGTAGCAGTTGAACACCTTGCCCTTATTGCAAAAAAGAACATTAAGAAATTAAATAAAGACAACTACTTGCACATTGAGAAAAAGAATCACGAAATTGCGAGGCTCTGGTGTCGTGAACGCAACAGAAAATTCAACCGCTTCCACAAAGACTTGGTTGACGAAAAATTAAAAACAACCCTTAAAACAATATATAATGCTGATATCACACTATAAGAACGTGCACGACAAGCAAGATGTCGACATCGAAATAGATAGCTTCCTCGAAGGAGTACAAACAGGAAAATGGCAAGATATCGCCCTCGAAGTCCGCAATGCTCCTAACAAAGAAATCAAAGACCTCATAAAAAAGAAAGCTCCACTGGTAACAATCAGCGGATCATTCGCAGAAAGGAAAGTGGAAGGCCTTCGAAAACATTCCAACTTCATAGCTATCGACATCGACAACCTTGATGATCCTGCCGAAACCAAGAAGCGCATAGGTGCTGACCCCTATATTTATGCTGCATTCATTTCCATCAGCGGCCAAGGTCTTTGCTTAATCATCAAGATTGATGGCACTCGACACCTTGATGCGTTCAATGCAATCGCAGCTTACTTATACAATGAGTATCAACTTATCGTAGATCAGTCCGGCAAAGATGTATCCAGAGCTCGATTTGTTTCCTACGATCCTTTCCTACTTATCAACAAGAAATCAGCAACATTCAAGAAGTACCTGCCTAAAAAGAAAGAGCCTAAGCATCCAAAGGTAATGGTTATAAAAACCGACTTCGATGCAATGATCAAGCAGATGGATGAGAAAGGCATCAACCTATGCGAAGACTACTCCGATTGGGTGCGCATCTGCTACGCCATCGTTTCAGAGTTCCAAGAGCATGGCCGCGAATACTTTCACACGTTATCTTCCCATTCCTCCAAGTACAACTCCATCGATTGCGATAGCCAGTTCGATGCTTGCCTTAAAAACCACAGCGAAACAAAAGGCAAGAAGTCAACAATCGGCACGATCTACTTCCATGCTAAGCAAAACGGCATCGATATTTACTCAGAGCACACCAAGGCAATTGCGCGATTCACCACATCTCAAAAGGCCGCAGGACTTTCTAAAGATGCCATCATCGAAACACTCGAAAAGCAAGGAGGATTCAGTCCTGAAGAGTCAAAAGAAATAGTTGAGCAGATAGTAAGCAAGGATATTAAGTTTAAATCGGATTCGGTAAGCACTGACATTGCTGCATTCGTTAACACCTACGACCTTCGCAGAAATCTCATCACTCGCAATATCGAACTCAATGGAAAGCCGATTGATGACAATGATATCAACTCCATCTTCCTTGATTCAAAAGCAGTGTTCAAAGAATCAAGCAAAGAACTAATCACTTCGATTTTATTCTCCAATCGGATATCTACCTACAACCCATTGCACGAATTCTTTGAGCAGGATCTATTCCAACCTACCAACTTTAAATATCCTAACCTTGATCTACTTATTCGAAGCGTTAAGTCTGACACGCCAAACTACGATATGTACATCACGCGATGGCTTCTTTCGGCTGTCGCATCAGCTTACGGCATACACTCTCCTCTGGTGTTAATATTCTGCGGCGAAAAGCAAGGCACTGGAAAAACACATTGGTTCCGGTATCTCCTTCCAAAAGAACTGCGATACCTATTTGCTGAGTCCAAGATGGATGCCGGAAAGGATGACGAGATTCTCATGTGTAAAAAATGGTTTATCCTGGATGACGAGTATGGCGGAAAATCCAAGAAGGAAGACAAGCGACTTAAAGAACTAACATCAAAAGAGTTCATCAACGTGCGCGAGCCATACGGCAGAGTATCACTTGATCTTAGAAGGCTCGCAGTATTCTGCGGCACATCAAACGAAACGCAGCTGCTTAATGATCCAACAGGAAACCGCAGACAGATACCACTGCACATCCTTGACATCGACCACGACCTATACAACCAATGCGACAAGGCTGCCCTTTGGCGCGAGCTGTATTGCATGTTCCAATCAGGATGCGAGTACACCATCCTCAAAGAGGATATCATGAAGCTCAACGAAGCAACAGAGATGTTCAAGCTATCAACTCCAGAAGAGGACTTAATCCACAAGAAGATTCAACCAGGTGGTTACACCACCTATGGGGAGTGGATGTCACTCACTGAAATACAACAGTACTTGATGGTTGAAACTAAGTTTAACTACCTCAACATGCAGCGAATTGGCTCAATCCTCACATCGCTTGGATTTGAAAAGCAACGTAAAATGCTCAACCAATCTAAGGTCATGATGTACTTTGTTAGCCGCAATCCATTATAAATGGACAGCATTGGACAGCTTACTATTTTCAAAGCTGTCCATCGGAAACCAATGGCACTCTAAGTGTTCAGAGCATTTGGACAGGAGACACCCTACTTATCTATTAATAACTATATATATACACACACATGCACACACACACACACACACGCACACATTATGTCACCCTCCAAAGTGCGAAATGTCGGATGTCCATCATGTCCGCCTGTCCATTATGAGCGAAGTTGCAACCCAAGCGAGAGCCTTCCAAAACCTTTGGAACGCACGCCCAGACTTAAGAGGCCGCATATTCGCGATTAATAATAACTCCATCAACGGCATCAAGGGAGCAATGAACAAAGCGATGGGAGTCATCGCAGGCGTTGCTGACATGTGCTACTTGAAGCCCGAAGGCAAGACTTGTTGGATTGAATGGAAGACAGAAACCGGCAGACAGTCACCTCAGCAAATCATCTTCGAGAAGCTCTGCCGATCACTTGGCCACGAGTATTACATTGTAAGAAGTGAAGCAGAATTTTTAGCAATCATAAATCATGACCACAGAGGAGAAGATAATTAAGACCATGAACGAGTGGTATCCGATCGAGGGAAAGATTGTAGATGGCTGCGTGACATATCATTCAACACAGCGCACGCATGAGAGCTTCCGTATGCACTTGATGAATGCCAACCCCGAGAGCATAGTATACGGTTATTATTTGAAACGATGCGCGAAATGGATTAAGCTTCTTAAATTGCATAATCAAAAGTTAATTCCTATCTTTGTGCCCAATGGAACAAAAGATTGAAAATCGAGGCGGTAAGCGAAAGAATGCAGGCCCGAAGTTTATCTACGGCGAGGACACTTGCAACATTACTTTGCGAGTGCCCAAGAGCAAGAAGGAAGAGATTAAGAAGATGATATACACAATGCTTGAATCATACAAATCAAAACGCACAGACGATTATGGCTGCTAACAGATGGCGAAGTGGATATATGAGGCTGCAAGATGACAGCTTCACTGGATACTTAACTCCAATCGGATCAGTGCAAGATGTTGAGGTTACATTCAAGCTTAAGGTTATGCAGCAGATAATGGAAGCATCGGAAGATATTCAGATGGAAGTCGCCAATGAATACCTTATCGGCTCATTGCGACAAAATGATGACGGCTTCTTCAATGCCGATGTTATCATCTACAACAAGGTTGTAAGATTGAAATTGACAGAGGACGATATCAAGCGCAGCAAAACACTATCTTTGTAAAACTATGCCACTATTCCAAGGCGACTCGCCACAGATCATCCAGATGAACATCAAGAAGCTAATTGATGAAGGATACTCACCACAGCAAGCGGTGGCGATTGCTAACGCTGAAGCGGCTAAGTTTAAGAAGCGATGAATATTTCTTTCGACATTGACGGAGTACTTGATACACCACAAGGCATGGCACTTGCTCGCAGGAAAATCACTGAGGGGCATCGAGTGTATATCATCACTGCACGAAACGAGGAGCGGATGTCTGAAGAAGTTTATGCAATTGCAAGAGAGCTCGGCATCCCGAGACTTCGAGTTTATTTTACCAATGGTGAAGATAAGTGGAGAACAATAAGACGATTGGGCATTGAATTGCACTACGATAATAACCAAGAACAGATTGATAAGATTAACGAAGAAACCGATTCCGATGCGGAGTTGGTGGAGTATGACTAATCTCGTAAATATCTCGTACCATGAGAGAAGGTAGAAACGGAGGAAAGTTGAAGTCTGGCAATACGATAAACGTAGGGCGCAAGAAAGAACTGCCCGAACTTAGCCAGATCTTAGGCAATACATTGGGTGAAGAGAATAATGGCATAACCGATGCAGAGGCGATATTAATTGCACTGATAAAAAAGGCTAAGAAGGGAGATGTTAAAGCAGCGGACTTCTTATTCGGTTACGGCTACGGCAAGCCCAAGCAAACGACAGACACCAACATCACAAGCACTGAGCCTTTGGTGATAATAAGAACAATTGAGACAGATGGAAAATGAAACTTGGATAGCTTTTGCAAATGGATACGAAGTGTCCAACATTGGAAACGTACGAAGCATTGACAGAGTTGTTCAAACAGCTAAGCAGCCATTGAAACTAAAAGGCAAAGTGCTTAAGCCTGCCATTGACAAGAAAGGCTATAAGCGTGTTGCAATTATGGTTGATGGTAAACTTACCACACTTAAGGTGCACAGGATAGTTGCTAAGGCATTTATTGACAATGTCAATGATAAGCCTCAAGTGAATCACATTGATGGCATTAAGACTAATAATCATGTCAGCAACTTAGAGTGGGTTAACAATTCGGAAAATGTTCAGCACGCATTTGACAATGGCTTGATGAAAGCAAAGCGTTTGCATGAAAGTCCAAGATGCAAGCAAACTAAGAAAGGCATTGAAGAAATTGTAAGATTAAAATCGCTTAAAGTAAAAAATAAAATAATTGCAGAAATGTTTAATTGTTCTATTACATCGATTAAAAGATTAAATAGAGACTATGCAATTTACACTAACTAAGACACAAACTATTGCCTTTGATATGGCGACCAGCGGAGACAAGCGAGTCATTGTTTTCGGGGGTGCCATACGATGGTCGCCCCTTGCAGAAATGTAAGGGGGAAAGATTATCGAGGCGGCAAAACTTACTGGCTGCTTCTCACCATTAGCCATCTCGCATTGCATTACGGCGGAAGTCGATGGGTGATAATACGAAAGAGTTTACCTGACCTTAAGCGTACAACCTTCCCGAGCTTCACTGGATTGCTCGGCGATGGGTTGAACGCACACATCAAGAGTTGGAATCGAGACACCAATGTTGTGACATTTAACAACGGCAGCGAGCTCATCTTCATGGCGGAAAGCTTTGACGAGGACAAAGACCTCAACCGCTTCAGAGGGCTCGAGGTTAATGGCGCAGGGCTCGATGAGGTGAACGAGCTGCAAGAGCCTACCTTCTACAAGGTGCAGGAGCGGATTGGATCTTGGAACAAGGCGCACGGCAAGCCGCCGATTGTTTGCCTTGCTACGTGCAACCCTGCTAACAACTGGGTGAAGTCCATTATATACGACAGGTATCGCGACAACAGCCTTCCAGAGAAGTGGAGCTACATCCCGAGTAAGATTACCGACAACCCACACATCCCTGCCGAGTACCTTGAGAGCTTGAAGGAGTTGCCTCCTGTACAGTATCAGCGTTTCGTGGAAGGCGATTGGGATATCTTGGATGATGTTGCGAATCCGTTCTTGTACGAGTGGCAGGACGAGCGGCACATCGATGACAGCGTTGCACTTAATCGCAACATCCCGATCTTCATATCAGTCGATTTCAACATCAACCCACTCTGCGCATTGGTCATCCAGCAGCTGCCTCGTGGCTGCGTGATTGTCGATGAGATTAAGATTGAGAAGGGAAGCGTTGATGCGTTCTGCGACC